ATTTTTGCTAAGATATCTGATTCTTTAGATTCGTTTACTTTTGAGATATTATACATATTACCTGCACCACTCTTAACTAAAGTTTCACCTTCTTTACTCAATATCTTAGTTTGAGGTAATTGCTCTTCTCCTTCAGTTTTTGCACCAGCTCTAAGTTTAGATAAATCATCACCATCAACTTTACCATTTTTATTTAAATCTATCTTTTGTTGTGCTGCTGATAATTCCGCTTCTGTTTTTGCACCCCCTCTTAATTTAGATAAGTCATCTCCGTCAACTTTTCCGTTTTTGTTTAAATCTATCTTTTGTTGTTTAGCAGTTAATTCATCTTCTTTAATTGATTGCAATCTTTCTGATACACCTTTCCAAGTATCTTCTACCTTATTGAAAAATGCTTTCTTCTCCTCATCTGATTTGAATTCGTCTGGTGAAGATACACCATGCTTTTTTAGCATAGCTTTAAAGAATGATTGATAATCTTTTTCTTCTTGTAGAACTTCTCCAACGATAGTTCTTAATTGCTCTCTAGTTATTTTCATAGGAATTCCTAATTTATTTTCTTAAGGTGGTTACATTTTTACCAATATTAGATAACCTTTCCTTTATTCTATAAATATGGTGATTAGTTCTTTTCCAAAAGTTTTCACCTTTTAGAGAGTTTTCTTTTTTGATTTTACCATACCACTCTAAGAATTTTTCAATTTCATCTATTTTTCTACGAATTTCCCTAACACCCAACCCAATCTTTTGGTTCGGAGTCATTGTTTGGTCTAATCTTAATTTCTGAAATCTATTTTCGTTAACCGCAGAATAACCAGTTAATCCAGCCATTCTTTTTACATATCCTGCTTTATGAGTACCATTATTAGAAAATGCTCTAGGAGTATCATACCCTGCTACATCTCCTGTAACAGTTACTTCCTTCTTTAATTTTTCCTCTTCCTCTTTTTCAATTTCGGAAAGGATTTCTCTAATACTATTTTTTAACGCTTCTAGCTGAGTTGACATTTTTAACTTCTTTTAATAATTCGTATGTAAGCATTAAAACTGAAACTTGCTTTTCTTGATTCTCTTTAAGGAATTTATCTGATTTATAAAGTTTAATCATTTCTGATATCTTAATCTTAGTTACCTTATCGTTGATACCCTTTGATTCCTTTACTAAATTAGCTAATACCTTTTTAGTTTCTTCTTCGATGAATTTTGGAAAAGTAGATGTATTTGTTACATTGTTAATGAATTCTCTTAGTAAACCTTTTTGAGAATCATCCAAATTAGAATATTTCTTATTGAAGTTTTCTATTAATAATTTGTAAGTTAACAATCTTAAATCTTCTGATTGTTGTTTGAAAGATTCATATAAAGTATCAGCTTGTTTTACAGATATCTTTTTATGTGTAATATGCTCTAATATAGTATTATTAGATTCAATAAAATCTCTAATCTCAACTTTTCTACCCATTGTTTTTGCTTCAAATACTTTATATACAGAAGCCAATAGTTTATAATTTTGTAGATTAGATGAAAGGAATTTGTTTAAATCATATGATTCTTTGATAGTTTTAATAAGATTGTATTTTTCCTTATTTAACTTATTCTCATCCAATTTAATTCTTTCTTTGGATACCTCTTCTAAGAATAATTTAGCATCATCGATAGATGAATACTTCTCCTTTACGATTTGGTTATATAATTTAAGTTCTTTAGCCAATTCTTTATTGGAACTAAAAAACTCCTTTATAATCTTTTCAGATATGTTTTTGGTTGAATTAGACAATACCTCCTGCGTAATTTGCTTAACTAACAGTTCAAACAAAATAGCTGTATTCTTAAACTTTGAGTGTTTAACTTTCATCAGAATTTATTATTTTTCTTTACTATATATGTAAATATTACTTCTATAAATATTAGGAAACTTTGAATAAGTGATTTTTACACATCTGGTAAGATATTTTTATCATCTAATAGTGAACCACTATCATCACTTAATCCATCTATACCCTCGTTTATAATCTTTTTACCCGCTTTTCTTTCGTTATTCGATTTAATTTTATTTCGTATTGCATCTCTTAATTTCTTATCTTTATCGGAAATACTCTTAAGTTTTTCACCAATTCTCTTATGACGAGTTTCCCTTCCAAAATTACGAGTTACATCTGCTTTACCTAATGGGTCTCTTCCAAACGCATTATCATCAGTTCCATTATTACCTGTCATTTGAGGTCTTCCACCTAATTTACCATTTTCAGCACTAGCATCTGCCGCTTCCTGTGTAGGTTGTTCATCTGAAGGTTCTGCCATCATACCCGTTTCAGGTTGTTCTCCTTCAGCCGGTTGTTCACCTTCAGCCGGTTGTTCTCCTCCAGGTTGCTGAGGTTCTTCTTCGTATGGGTCTACACCTTCTTGTTCAATCTTATTTAATCTGTTTAAATCAAATGTATCATAAACCACATTTGTTCTTTCCCCATCTATCTCTTCACTAGAAAGTTTGAATATGTTTTGATAAATCCAATCATTAGATAACATCTTCAATGCTTTCATATCGGTTGCCAATCTAACTTTCTCAGCCCATAAGTTAATTTTCTCTTGCTCATAGATTGTAGATGGATTAGTTAATTCTAATTTGAAATCAACTGCATCCATGCCCTCAACTCCTTGTGCAATTAAATGTGCAATAGCTATTTGTGTTAATTCAGATACCACTACTCTTTGGATTCTCTCAATAGTTCTAGCGAAACGAATATCTTCCGCTGCTAATGTAGCTTTACCATTGATATCCTCTTCATATCCTAAGAAAGCCTTTGGAACTTTAAGTGCTGCAAATAGTTTAGCTTTTAAGTAATCAATATCCTCAATAGCAGTATATTGTAATCCACTTAATGTATCAATCTGAGTACCACTATCACCACCTCTTACAGGCATAAAGAAATCCTCTGTGATGTTCATCATATTATACTTAAGATTGTAATCCCCAGTCTTTTGGTCTTGAAAAGGAGTTTTCTTAATCTTATTGATAATCTTCTGCATATAGTTATCAACCTCTTGAGGAGGAATGTTACCTATATCAATTTTGAATATTCTTTTTTCAGGTGCTCTCATAATACGATGTATCATCATCGCATCTTCCATCAATGTAATTTGTTTCCACAATCTTCTTGCGTTCTCCAACATTGATTTACCATAAGGTAAGTAGTTAGTATCCGAATACAAACGGAAGTGAGCCATTTCAAAGTTATCATATTCATGCTTACCAAACTTATCTGGGTCAACGGTGAATTTGATACCTTGTTGTTTTCTATTAATTCTTTGAGGGTCGTTTAATCCTTCTGTTCTAGTTACATAGTAAACTGATTGAGGGTGTACGTTTATAACACCTTCTCCCTCCGCAATCTCTAATGTAATAAAACAATCACCATATTTACATAGGTTTCTAACCCACGGCCAAAGATTAAATTCTATGTTCATTGTATCATAGAACAAAGATTCCAATACCTCTTTAACCTGTTGGTTTTCTGTTTTTATAGTAAGAACATCCCCATATTCATTTTTCGTTGTAGATTCATCCGCATAGATATCTAATGCTGATGATAGAATTGGGTCATTATCCATTGCATCATAATCTAAGAATAACTCTCTACGAATTACCTGATATGATAATTGTGTCTGATATACATCTTGAGTGTATCCAGTTTGCAATCTATAAAATCTATCCTTTAAAGATTTAAGGTTTGTTACTTGCTGACTGTTTTCAGTATCTACAACCCTAGTCTTATTACCTTCTTTTTTAACAACTACTCCGGTAGAAAATACCTTTCGTAATCTATCAAAAAAAGAATTGTTTTGTTCTGCCATTTTTTTATTTATTTTCTATAATCCGTAAAACTATACCATATATACATATATATAATAAATCTACTCTAAAAACACTATTATATAAGTAAACTTAATATAAATATTAAAATAACCATCTTACATCTTCTTTTTCCATACCTAAATCCATTTCATATGGATTTCTTTGAAAAGTTTGATGATTATATACTCCAGAATCTGCTCCAGTTGATGAAAAAGCGTTTAATCCTTGCTTAACTAAATCCATTCTTTCTTGTCTTAAACGAAGTGCGGTATCCCTAACCCATAACCCAATTGCCAAACACATTGTTAAGTCATCATTATATCCTCTCATAGCTTCCGCTCTGTTTGTGAACCATATAAAGGTAAATAACTCATCTATTGTTCTAACAGATTGTATGACTACCGATTTCTCTCTAAAATATTCATCTAACTTAGATATCATAAGAGGACGGGTTTTAGCTGATGTTGTAAATCCTGCCACTTGTCTTCTTTCCTCTGCTGCAAATTTATTGGTGTATTGTTTTTCTACATCAATATATTTGTAATCTGATGTTTGATAATATACATTGTTATATCCCCTATCTATTACCTGTTGTAATGCAGCCCATCCAATGTTTGCGTTCTCCACAACTAATAGTGCATTATTGTAATCCGTTGCAACTGAAACTAAAAAGTTACCAAATTCCTTTGTATCTATCTTACCTCTGTATTCCGCAACCTGCACATTATTAACTACATCCATAACGTGAAAAGCTGAATAATCCGATGCATCACCTCTGGCAACGTCGGCTACAACCATATAGGATTTATTGTAATCAGGATATTCCCATTTCCAATAGTTCCCATCCCATCCACCTTTTTCCACCGGGTCTTTAACAAATGTTTCCTTATACCACATTAGGATTTCAGGAGAGATTACCGTATCACCGGAAGATATAAAATCGCAATCACACTCTTGTGCAGCTAACTTTTCTCCCAATACTTTTGTTTGTTCATCTCTCCATCTTTGGTCTCTTTCAGGATGCACTGTCCAATGGAGATAGATTGGGTTGAATTCATTTGTTCCTTCCTCTGAACCTACCCATTGTTTATGAAACCAGTTACCCACACCATTCGGTGTAGAAAGTGCTATACAACTACCACCCGTTGATAGGGCCGGAGTTGCTGATGCCCAAATCTCATTAATATCTGGTACGAAAGCCGCCTCATCGACAACCAATAGTGATAAGGCTTCCGAACGACCTGCATCAGGTGAAGATGGAATAGCCTTTACTTGTGAACCATTTACTAATCGGAGTGATAGTTTATTATCTTCCTGTGTTGCTACCTTTAACCAACTTGGTAAGTTATCATACATAACTCTTACCTTCGTTACTAAGTTTTTAGCAACCTCCTGCTTAATCGCGATAACAAGTACGTTATAATCTTGATTGAATATCATCTTCCACAATGAATAACCAGCAGTTAATGTGGAGATACCCGTTTGTCGGGATTTAAGAACTAAGTTATATCGATGGTCTTTAAATTGAATTAAAGTTTTTTCCTGATATGGAAATAACTCAAATCTCAATTTACCTTTTGTAGGATGTTGAATCTTACAATACTTACGCATGAAATATACGGGGTCTGCCGCACATTTAACATACTCTTGTCTAATTACATCCTTTAAAGATAATTGTTTATCTTGCATTAAAAT